AGTGTAAAAAAGTAAAAATATAAGAATATAGAATTTAAGTGTAACCGTAGTTAAGTGTAAACATTAGTAAAATCAAGGTGTTACGGTACTTTTTAAGACTATTTTTAACCGTAGTTAAACAGTAGTTTTTGAGAAAGGAAGGTAAAAATGAGCGAAAAAAAGAAAGGTTTGAGTGCAAGAGAGTATTTGAAACAGTTAGAAGTCTTAGATATGCAGATCAATGAAGATTTGATTGAATTGTCAGATTTGAAAGACAGTGCTATGAGTACAGGCGGTATTGATTATAGTCGGGAACGTGTGCAGACTTCTGCTGTCGGTGACAGATTATGTTCTGATGTTGCACGTTATACTGATTTTGATGAACATATCAATACAGAAGTTGACCGCTTTGTTGATGCAAAAAGACAGATCATCCGGGAAATCAGGGAATTGCGTGACAAGAATTATATTCAGGTACTTACGAAAATTTATGTGCAGTTCAAAACGGTTAAGACTGCTTCACAGGAAATGAGGAAATCTTATAATCATGTTGTGAATTTACATTCTAAGGCTTTGAAGGAGTTTGAAAAGAAACATCCTAACTTACATTATCTTACATAATCGGTTATTTTCGTAGTCTTTCATATTTGACAAAGTAGGCTTGTGCCGATATTATGTAAGATGTATAAAACTTTTTGCAGGTAATTTATTTACCTGCAATTTTTATTTTGCTTATTGTCTATGTGCTGCAAGGGTGCTAAAACCTCCTACCTTGCAGCACTTTTTGTTTATAAAAACGGTGAAAGAGGGTGTATCTAATGGCAAAAAGGCAGTTAAGCGATCAAAGACAACGATTTGTAGAAGAATACCTGATTGACCTAAATGGTACACAGGCAGCTATCAGGGCAGGGTATTCAGTAAAAACAGCACAAGAACAATCTTCACGTTTGTTATCTAATGTTATGGTTCAGGAAGCTATTTCAAAAGCAATGGCAGCACGTTCTAAAAGAACAGGGGTCAATCAGGACAGGGTTGTTTTAGAACTTGCAAAGATAGCATTTGTAAAAATGACGGATGTTGTAGACAGTAATGGAAGAATCAGAGAAGATGCAACAGATGATGACCTTGCTTGCATTGAATCAATCAAATACAAAGAATCTGATAATGAGTTTGGCGGCAGCGTTGAACGTGAAGTGAAAATTGGTTCAAAGCTGAAAGCCTTGGAATTACTTGGAAAGCATCTTGGTATGTGGAACGATAAACTTGATGTGAATATCACACAGCCTGTTGTTATTACGGGGGCTAATGATCTTGAGGACTAAGCACAGACAACCCACAAGTCAATATGTGTTTGGGTATCAGAAGTTTATTCTGTACCCGGAAGATTACAAACCAAATAAATCCGGCAAGTTGAATATTAAGCTGCCGGAAGTAGTTGGTAAGGGTTACGGTACATTTTGGCGGTGGAAAGGTAGATATAGGGCTGTCAAGGGTTCACGTGCTTCCAAAAAATCAAAGACAACTGCATTATGGTATATCACTAACATGATGGCATACCCTGATGCAAATACATTAGTTGTCAGAAAAACTTACCGAACATTAAAAGATTCTTGTTTTACGGAATTGAAATGGGCTATACACCGATTAGGTGTAGATGCCTTTTGGGATATAAAAGAAAGTCCTCTTGAAATGACCTACAAACCAACAGGTCAAAAGATTTATTTCAGAGGACTGGATGACCCATTGAAAGTTACATCTATCACAGTAGACAAAGGATGCTTGTGTTGGATGTGGATTGAAGAAGCATATGAAATCAGTTCAGAAGATGATTTTAATATGCTTGATGAATCTATTCGTGGTGCAGTCCCGGAAGGTTCAGACTTATTCAAACAGATCACCGTTACTTTTAACCCTTGGAATGAACATCACTGGTTAAAGAAGCGGTTTTTTGATAACCCTGATGATGAAACACTTGCATTGACAACCAATTATAAATGCAATGAATGGTTGGATAAGGCAGACTTAAAGGTTTTTGAAACCATGCGGAAACAGAACCCAAGACGTTATGCGGTAGCAGGTCTTGGTGATTGGGGTATTGTTGACGGTCTTGTATATGAGAATTGGAAAGAAGAAGCCTTTACTTTAGAGCAGATCAGGCAGCAGTACACGATCAGTTCAGCTTTTGGTTTGGACTTTGGTTATACAAATGACCCATCTGCATTGTTTTGTGGGTTCATTGATGTTCAGAACAAAAAAATATTTGTTTGGGATGAAATGTATGAACCGGGTCTTTCCAACGAAAAAATTTATCAAAATATCAGCAGTATGGGATATGGAAAAGAAAAAATTACCGCTGATTCTGCTGAACCTAAGAGTATTGATCAGTTAAAAGGGTATGGTCTTAGGGTTAAGGGTGCAGAAAAAGGAAAAGACAGCATAAATGCAGGTGTGCAGTTTATTCAGGACTTTGAAATTATAATCCATCCCCGGTGTGTGAATTTCCTGACGGAAATTAGTAACTACACATGGGATAAGGATAAGTTTGGAAATAAATTAAATAAACCTATTGATGACTTCAATCATCTTATGGATGCTATGCGGTATGCGTTAGAGAAGTACATCAACAAAGGTGGTAAATGGATTATTTAGTATGAGGTATGAAACTATGAACATTAAAATACATAATGATATTTGGAAAGTGAAACTGACAGATGGTAGTAAGAAAAAAATGACACCTGATGCAGAACACTATAATTTGGGATTATGTGAATATGATAAGCAGGTAATCAATATCAGATCAGGACTATCAAAATCAGTAGCAAGGTCTACTATCATTCATGAATTGGTACACGCTTTTCAATTTTCCTATGGTAATCAAGTGGAAGGTAAAGAACAGATGTGTGATTTCTTTGGTGTTCATGGTGATGGAATTATAAACCTTGCAGATCAGATTATGGAAGGGGTGATTGGCATTGCTGACAACCGAAGAAATTAAATTATTTATTGATGAAGATGCCGCATCCACGAAAAAGCATTTTGCCCGGATGGGTGAAAGGTATTTTGATGGTGACCATGACATTAAAAATTTAAGATTGTTTTATTACAATGCTGACGGTGAACTTGTGGAAGATAAAGCAAGGGCAAATGTGAAAATAGCACACCCATTCTTTAAAGAGTTGGTAGAACAGGGTACACAATACACACTTTCAGGGAATGATGGTTTTGTGTTCTCTGATATTCCTGAATTACAGACTGAACTTGATGCAAGATTCAATAACAATGATGATTTCATTGACGAACTATCAGGAACAATCACAGATTGTCAGACAAAGGGATTTGCTTATATGTATGCAATGAAAGATGCATCCGATAAGTTAAAATTTACGTGTGCAGACAGTATTGGTGTTGTAGAAGTAGAAGCCCGGTTTGCATCTGATAATAAAGACCATGTGTTATATTGGTATGTTGACAGAGTAGACAAGGAAGGTCACCAACAGAAAAAAATCATGGATTGGGATGATGAACAGGTTTATTATTATGTTCAATCTGATCAGGGAGAAATTGAAGAAGATACAAGTATTGATGTAAACCCACGACCACATATTTTGTATAAAGTTGATGGGGATAAGTCAAATCAGACTTACATTGATTCATTGGGTTTTCTTCCTTTTTTCAGGTTAGATAACAATAAAAAGCAGATTAGTAACCTGAAACCAGTAAAAGATTTAATTGATGATTATGATTTGATGGCAAGTAGTCTTTCCAATAACCTGATTGACTTTGATCATCCACTTTATGCAGTCAAAGGGTTTGAAGGGGATAATCTTGATGAATTGCAGCAGAATTTAAAAACAAAGAAAATTGTAGGGGTTGGTGCAGAAGGTGGGATTGAAGTACACACGATTGATGTACCTTATGAAGCCCGGAAGGTAAAAATGGAACTGGATGAAAAGAACATATATCGTTTTGGTATGGGACTGAATATGTCAGGTCTAAAAGATACTTCCGCAACAACCAATATTGCAATTAAAGCCGCATATTCTTTACTTGATCTTAGATGCAAGCATCTTGAAAGAAATATCAAACGATTCTTGCGTAAGATTGTGACAGTTTGCATTGATGAAATCAATCAGCAGAATGGTACAGATTATCAGATTACAGATGTTTATTTTGAATTTACCCATGAGGTAATGAGTAATGAACAGGAAAATAAACAGAATGAACTGACAGATGCCAACAGAAAAAATGTTGAAATCAATATGCTAATGAGTTTGGTTCAGGTGTTTGGTAATGATTTAGTAATTCAGTATATTTGTGATGTACTTGATATTGACTATGAAGAAATAAAAGACCAGTTACCTGATGATGAAGCTGCTAAGGTGGAAGAAGTTCAAAATGACCTTGATGGATTGATACCTGATGATGAAGGTGGTGATACTGGTGAACAAATCGCAGAAGGAAGTACAACAGGCACATCTTAATGAAGAAAAACATCTGATTAACTTATTAAAAAGGGTTTATGGTCAAGCCCGGAATGATTGCGAAAAGAAAATCATGGAACTCTCAAGCCGGACTGACCTTGAAAACCTGCAAAGCATCATTTATCAGAAACAGTATCAGGAAGCCTTGAAGAAACAGCTTGAAGGTATTCTTGATAATCTACAATCAGAAGAATTTACTTCCATTGCTGATTATCTGCAAAAATCTTATCATGATGGATATGTCGGTGTGATGTACGATTTAACAAAGCAAGGAATACCGCTGATTATCCCCATCAATCAGGAACAGGTTGTAAAAGCGTTGCAGACTGACAGTAAATTGTCAAAAGGTTTGTATGCCCGGTTAGGTGAAGATGTAAATTATTTAAAGCGTTCAATCAGGGCTGAACTTTCAAGGGGAATTGCAAACGGTTCAACGTGGAATGAAATAGCCGGGAAGATTGCAAAGGGAATGAATAGCCCTTTTAATAAATCTTACAACCGTGCTATTCTGATTGCCCGTACAGAAGGACACCGCATACAACAACGGTCAACCCTTGATGGTCAGTTTGCGGCAAAGGAAAAAGGTGCAGATGTTCTGAAACAATGGGATAGTACCCTTGACCGTAGGACAAGACCACATCATAGACAACTTGACGGACAGATCAGGGAAGTAGAAGAAGATTTTGAAGTTGACGGTCTGAAAGCACAAGCACCGGGGCATTTTGGGAAACCAAAAGAAGATTGTAACTGTCGGTGCTGCCTGTTGCAACGTGCAAGGTGGGCTTTGGATGAAGATGAACTGAATGAACTGAAAGAACGTGCTGCATATTTTGGACTGGATAAGACCAAAGATTTTGAAGAATTTAAGCAGAAATATTTGAAGTTGCCCGATAATGCTGATACAATGGAATTGAAAAATAAACCAAGTGAAAATGCTGTTGAAAAAATAATCAGTGGTTTGAAATGTTGGGTTGAAGAAGTAAAATCACAAGACTTTCCTGATGGAAGTGCAGGCGGTGTTAAGAAAACAGTTCCTGCTATTATTTATACAACACCCGATGGGGCAAGATTTATATATCCAAAGAAATATGATAAATCAAAGCAGTCATTGACACCCGAACAAGCGATTGAAGTATGGTCAAAAATCCCCGATAACATCAGAACTAAAATTCAAAAAGAAGTCTATGTTGTAGATTACTACAATCCACAAGATTCTTATTGGAGAAAAAGATATAAAAACTTTGGTCATTCGTATGCAACAGGTGGTGAAGTTATAACATTATACAGAAGTTCATATCATGATATGGATTATTTACTTCACACTTATTGTCATGAAGGTGGTCATTATATTGACTATACAACAGGTGGTGCTGATAAAACAAATAGATATTGCAAGCAACCAAAATGGAAGGATGCAATATCAAAAGATTTTGAAACATCAGGTAAAAAGTCATATAGGGAATATGGTGAAAATAGTGAACTTGAAGATTTTGCTGATTCAGTCGGTTATTATGTGACAAAACATGATGAATTTGCAAATCTGTTCCCTGAAAGAACCAAGTTGTTAAATGAAATTTTGAAATAAAGAGGTGCACTGTTATGACAAGTTATGAGAAAATTGAAGAAAAAACCCCAAATGGTGGTGATTATTCCGAAATCTATTACATGGATAAAGGTGGAAATCCCACTGATAAAGAAGATGCAGTCACTTGTATTATTCGTGAATGCAAGTCTGATGGAACACTTCTAAATGAAATACATGGTACTATCTAAGGTATTAAAGGGCAAAGGTAAAGAAATATACACCTTTGCTTTTTTATTACTTATATGACCGTTATATAAGGTCAGAAAGGGGGATAAAAGGAACATGAAAGCGTTGCACATTCACTTGGTACTGTAGAAAGGTATGGTGATCCTGATTATCTCCCAACTATGGGTTAAATAGTATTTTTATGGCATCCGCAAGGGTGTCTTTTATTTTGTCCGAAAAAGGCTTATGACGTTTAAACTGCTGCTGAAATGCCCCCTGCAACATGGGATATAAACTGTTGACCGTTCCCGGTGACACCGGATATAAAAACGTAACGGAGAAAGGAAGAAGAACATGGAATTTTTAAAAGCAATCTTAGGTGAAGAACTGTATAACCAGTTTATTTCAAAAATCAACGAATTTAACGGGGATGAAGCGAATAAGGACAAACAGATTAAATTAGCCAATCTGACAGACGGTGCTTATGTGAGTAAGGATAAGTACACAAGCCTTGAAACGGATTTATCCGGGAAAACTTCCGAACTGGAAAAGGCCAACAACCTGATTGAAGAATTAAAGAAATCAACCGGGAAAGATGAAGGTTTGCAGCAGAAAATTACTGATTATGAATCAGAGATTGAAACATTAAAACAGGAAAATGCTGATCTGAAAACAGAAAATGCATTGAAATTTGCTTTGGTAGCTGCCGGGGCAGTTGATGTTGACTATTTGGTTTTCAAAGCAAAAGAAAAGGGTGAAGTAAAACTTGGTGATGATGGAAAAATCAAGGGTGAAGATGACCTTATTTCAGGATTAAAAACACAGCATCCTGCCATGTTTGAAGCATCCGGCAGTAATCAGCAGCAGAATGGTAATAGACGGATTCTTGAAAATAATTTACCGACAGGTGGTAAAGACAAGACCGTCACAAAAGAGCAGTTCTTGAAAATGGGTTACAACGAAAGAATGAAACTGAAACAGGAAAACCCGGAACTGTTTAAACAGTTAAATACACATTAAGAAAGGTTAAAAAGGTGAAAGAATATGCCAAGAACAGGTAATTTTGGTGGATTTGAATTTGATGAAGAAGTTTTTGCCGGAATGATGCAGGAAGCAGATTATTGGGCTACCCCTATCATTCTTTCCGGCATTGTGCAGCAGGATAGTTCAATCATGGATTTGATTGGTGAAAAAGGTAATGTTGCCACTATTCCGATTTACAAACCATTGGATGCGTTTGAAGATAACATGGAAGCTCTGAACAATGATGGTATGACGAACAACACACCTGTTGAGATCAGCGGTGACAAGCAGACTTGTATGTTGATTCAGAGAATGAAAGCATTTCAGGCGAAGGACTTTACAAAAGAGTTGACGGGTGCTGACCCTATGACGCTGATTAGAAATAAGATTGCCGGATATTATAATCAGGTTTGGGAAAGAGAATTGATGAATATTGCACAGGCAGTTATGAGTGTGGCAGAACTTGAAGACCATGTACTTGATTTGGGTACTAAGTCCATTGAAGCAGGTACAATCTATGATGCAGAACAGGCAGCACTTGGTGATATGGCAGGTGGTCTTGGCTTGATGGTTATGCACTCCATGATCTTCAAAGAGTACAAGAAAATGGAAATGGTTGATTATGACAAATATGTTGTTGATGGTGTGATTCAGAAAGAAATTACACTTCCTACAATTGCAGGTAAACACGTATTGGTAACTGATAGATTTACTTCTACGGGGGTTGGTAGTGAAGCTGTTTACAGCACGTACTTATTTGGTGAAGGTGCTTTCTTATCTTGCGATAAAAAGAATTATGAAAACCAGTACACAACAAACTATGACCCTGAAACTTCCGCAGGTATTGATAAGTTCTATACAAAACAGGGTAAGGTGTTACATCCAAATGGTCTTTCTCTTGCAGTAGATAAAATTGTAAAAGAATCACCTACATTTACAGAACTGGGTACATCTTCCAACTATGCATTGAAGTTTAACCCTAAGAATGTAAAAATGGGTCTGATTAAGTCTAAAGTCGGTGCGGTAATGGCATAAAGAAAGGTACGGTGATCTGATGATTATTGCAGTTGATGAAGTGATGAAACTGCCTGAATTTTTTGGACAGACTGAATCTGTTATTGCTGACAAACTGAACGCTGCTGAATTAATGATCAGAGCGTACACTAACAACAATTTTCAGAATCGGTTTGTGAGGTTTCGTGCAGAAAGCCGGGGAAACCGTATCATTGGAACATCTGACTATTTAAAAGTAAATGATACAGTCCAAATTTCACAATCTTGTGTGAATGATGGACTGTACACCATTACAGAAATAGGGAATGATTTTATCAGGGTGAATGGGGATTTATACCACCATCCTGATAACTTAGTGACTAAGGTTGAATATCCGGCTGACATTAAAGCAGGTGTTCTTGAAATGCTGAAATGGGATGTAAAAAACAGACCAAAAACAGGCATTAAATCAGAAACATTGTCAAGACACAGCGTAACTTATTTTGATCAGGATGCAAATAATCAGGTTATGGGTTATCCTGTTACCCTACTTGGTTTCTTAAAGCCTTATATAAAGGCTAGATTTTGATTATATGAGTATTGGCGGTAACATTTATGCATTATTACAGGTAAAAGGTAAAGGGGCTAAAAATGGCATAGGTGCGTGTGAAAATAACTGGCTTGATTGTACATCATTATGTGGGTGGTTAGATTTATCAACAGGTGATTCTAAACACAATGTATTTAATGCTAAGATTCAAGAAAGTACACATATTTTCTTATGTGATTTTACAAGCCTGAAAGCCCTGTCAACTAAATGGGTATGGAATCCATTTAGTTTCCTTACTGGAATCATCAACAAAGATGAACAGGAAAGTATTGTTGATGTAACATCTGAAAATGCAAGAATGGTAATTCATGGTGCAGTATATGAAATACTCTTGATTGATAACCCAATGAACATGAATGAACATCTTGAAATTTATCTTAGATTCATAGGGGGTCAGTAGTATGCCGTTGGAATTTGAAGATAACAGATTGAAAGTAAAAGAAGCATTATTTGATGCAGGTGAAGCGTTCTTACATGAAGCGTGTGGAGAACTACAAGCAAGAACACAAAGAAATTCAAGAGTTGATACAGGTCAAACCAAAGGTTCATATGAGTATAACATCAGCGGTAGTTTTATGGCAGGTGAACAGTATGGACAAGTTGGAAGCAACATTGAAAATGCTATTTGGGAAGAATTTGGAACAGGTGAATATGCATTACATGGTGATGGTAGGAAAGGTGGTTGGGTGTATCAAGCACCAAAGGGTGAATTTTATTTCACAAAAGGTAAAACGCCGAACAGACCAATGCACAATGCTTTCACCGCATTAAAAAACAAACTGATAAAAAGATATGCTGATATATTAAGAAGCAAGATAGGGGGGTAGGTAATGGAAGAAGTTTTAAATTTTATGAGTACAGAACTAGAAAAGATTGGTGTACCATATGAGTTTTTAGAGTGGACACAAACCGTTACCTACCCTTATTTTGTTGGGGAATACAATGAGTTTGAACCGATTTTAGAAAACAATGAAGAAGAAAAGACCTTCATTTTGACTGGATTCTGCCGGGGGAAAGATGCCCGGTTAAATTTAGAAAGAATGAGGGGAAAAATTGAAAAAGAGTTTCACCCGGTAAATGGAAAAATTGCAACGCTGAATAGTGGTTCAGTTGTTGCAATTTTTTATAGCACAGCTTTTTATGTGCCTACGGGAGAAGCTGAACTTTATAAGATACAAATTAACTTAGATATAAAATTATGGAAGGTGGTATAAAAATGGCAGAAGCATTAGGGGCAGAATTTAAGTCAAGTGGTGTTACAGAGAAAACACCGGGTAATATCCCTTTTGGTGCAGGTACAATTCATAAGGGTTTGACGTTTGATAGTGCCGGAACAAAAAAATGGAACTTTGCAGAATCCCTTGTTGGTGCGACAAGTGGCGGCTCTAAGTTTGAGATCGTGCCGGAAGTTGCACAGGTGGAAGTAGACGGTGCTTTAGTGGCTGTTGCTGAATTAGATGTAAAACAGGGTGAAACTGCAAATATGGAAATCAATTTTGTAGAATTGACCCCGGACATCATCAAAGCATCTGTAATTGGTCAGTCTGCAAATAGTGACATTGAAGGGTATAGTGTGATTACATCCAAATCAAACATTGAGAAGGGTGATTATTGGGATAATATCGCATTCGTTGGTAAGACCCTCACAGGTAGACCGATTATTGTAATTATGGACAATGCACTTTGTACAAGTGGATTATCCATTGAAGGTAAAAACAAAGAAGCAGGTGTTGGTAAATACACCTTTAGATGTAGTCAGAAAATAGGTGGAGATTTGACCACATTACCGTATAAGATTTATTATCCAACACCATCCGCATAAGAAAGGGGTTATTGACTTTGAAAGTAAAAGTAATTCATGAGTTTACAGACAGATACACAAAAGAACTGTACAGAATAGGTGATGAATTGGACTTGCCAGTAAAACGTGTAAATGAAATCGTGAGGGTTGGTGGTTTGATTGAGATTACCGAAGTAGAACAGGAAGAAGAACCTGTTGAGGAAAATTCAGTTGACATTGAACAAATTGAACCAACTGAACAAAGTGAACCTGTTGAGGAAGAAGAACCAAAAGAAGAGCCGAAAGCAACAGGAAGAAGAAAAAGAAGCAAATAAGAAAGTGAGGATTTTGGACTATGAGCATGAATGAAGCAATGAATGGAATGATGAATCAGGGAAATGTTACAGCAGCACAGGCAGTTGAGCAGTTTGGTGTAGGTGCTTATGCGTCACCGATTACACAGACAGTACCAGCACAGGTAACAGAACCGATTGAACAGGCTGAACCTAAAATGTATGAAATCAGACCGTTAAACGCAAGGGATATTTTCCCTATGACGAAAATTATTCGTAAGATCGGACTGAAAGATTTTGGTAAATGTTTTGAGCCGGAAGAAATCAAAGCAATTACAGATACTTTTTCAGAAAACGGTGAAGAAAAGAGTATGGAAGATTTAGCTGAAATTGTTGGTGTCAGCGTTGTTCTTAAAATTGTAGATATTGTTCTTGAACATTTGCCGGATGCAGGAGAAGAAGTATTTGCCTTTATTGCCGGACTGATCGGAAGAACAAAAGATGAAGTTGCAATTCTGCCTATGGATGTGTTCTTTGAATTGGTTGTTGATGTATTCAAAAGAAAAGAATTTGTGGGTTTTATGAAGGCTGTTTCAAGATTAGTCAAATAGGAGATTTAAAGTTTATGGACTTGGTATTTCACAGATACGCAAGTCCTTTTTTATTACTTGATCAGGTTGTAAATAATGATGAATTATCTGAATTTGTAAATATGATTTGGGATGTAACCGAAGAAGAACGTGAATGGGAATATTTCCTTGCAAAAGTTTTTGATAAATCATTTGAGGACTTTAAGCAGTCTGTAAAACCACAACCACCTATTTCTAAGAAAGAACTTGAAACAACAGTAAATGAATCTTGGAATATGATGAACACATTCATTCCTGAATAGCGGAAGGAGTGAATATATTGAATGGAATTATTTAAACTGTTCGGTACAATAGCAATACAAAATGCTGATGCAAACGAACAGATTGACGATACAACAGACCGGGCAAAGGAATCAGAAAATCAGATCAGCGGTGCATTTAAGAAAATAGGTACGGCGGTAGCGACTTTTTTTGCAGTAGATAAGATCAAAGATTTTGGTCTAAATTGTATCAATGCCGCCGCTGATGCAAATGCAGCATCTTCACAGTTTTCACAGGTGTTCGGTGATATGGAGAGTCAGGCGAAAAAGTCCCTGACAGGAATTGCTGACAATACTGGTATTCAGGTGAACAGAATGAAAGGCAGTTATACACAAATAGCTGCCTTTGCAAAAACAACAGGAATGGACACATCAAATGCACTAGGTCTTGCTGATCGTGCTATGGTGGCAGTTGCGGATAGTGCAGCCTTTTATGATAGGACGCTAGAAGAAACAACAGAAAGTTTACAATCCTTCCTGAAAGGAAACTATGAAAATGATTCAGCACTTGGTTTGTCCTGTACGGAAGTAACAAGAAATGAAGCTGCCAATAGGTTATACGGTAAATCTTTCAAGGACTTATCAGAAGCCCAAAAGCAGTTGACGTTACTGCAAATGGTAGAAGATGCAAATAAGGCATCCGGAGCATTAGGACAGGCTGCACGTGAATCTGATACTTGGACAAACCAAACAGGAAACTTGAAACAAGCGTGGACAGATTTTCAGTCAGTCCTTGGTCAAAATGTATTACCGCTTGCAGTAGGTATTGTCAAAAAGATGGCTGATGCTGTACAAAGTGTATCTGATAAAATCCCCGGTATGATTAACTGGTTTAATCAATATAAGGGTGTTATTGCAGGAGTAGCGGCAGTTATAGGGGGGCTGACTACTGCCGTAGGGCTACACAGTGCCGCACAGGCTATTAAATCAGCAATGAATGCTACAGAAAGTGCAAGCTTGGGTGCGTTAATTGCTGCAAAGTGGGCTGACGTTGCCGCAACAGCAGCAATGTTAGCACCATATATTGCTATTGTCGCAGCTATCGCAGCAGTAGCCGCAGGACTTATATATTGTTATAACCACTTTGAGACATTCCGCAATATTGTAAACAGTGTCGCAGAATGGATAACAACCTCATTAACGGCAGCATTTGAGTTTCTAAGACCGTACATTGAAGCAATTATAACTGCTGTTGGTGAATTGGTATCTGCTATTGGTGATAGACTGATGCAGGCTTTTCAATGGATTGTAGACAAGATTACGGAAGTATACAATTCAAGTTCACCGATTGTTCAGGCTATTAAGACCCTGTTTACTACACATTTTGAGAACATCAAAGTTGTAATACAGACGGTGTTTGAAGTAATCAAAACAGTAGTCAGTACCGTTATGACGGTAATTCAGCAGATCATTCAGACAATTACCGCAGCAATCAAAGGGGATTGGTCAGGTGTATGGAATGGTATCAAATCCATATTTTCTACAATATGGGATGCTATTAAATCCATTGTTACAACGGTACTTGATGCAATTAAGACAATTATTTCCAATACATTAAATGCGGCAAAAAGTATTGTTTCCAATGTGCTGAACAGCATCAAGTCTGTATTTAGTGATATTTGGAACAGCATTAAATCCACGGTGTCAAACGTGATTGACGGGGTAAAGTCTACTATTTCAAGCGGTCTGAATGCGGCAAAGTCCACGGTGTCAAGTGTGTTGGAATCTATTAAATCGAAGTTCAGTAGCATCTTTGAAAGTGCAAAGAACATTGTAAAAAATGCGATTGACAAGATTAAGAGTTTCTTCAATTTCAGTTGGTCATTACCATCAATTAAGTTACCGCATTTCAGCATTTCAGGAAAGTTTAGCTTGAATCCACCACAGATACCACATTTTAGCGTATCTTGGTACAAGAAAGCTATGGACAACCCTGTAATGTTCACGAAGCCTACTATTTTCAGTATGAACCCGGCAACGGGTCAGGCGAAGGGTGCAGGTGAAGCAGGTGACGAAGTGATGATTGGTAAGGAAACCATGCTGAATATGATCAGACAGGCAGTAGCAGAACAAAATGCAGCATTGCTTGATAAATTAGATGCTTTACTGATATTGCTGAGTGAGTATTTCCCGGAAATGTTAAAGGTTATGGATAGGAAAATATATCTTGATACTGACGCATTGGTTGGGGAATTAGCACCAAAAATAAATACTCGATTGGGAGAATTGGCGAATAAAGAAAAAAGGGGAGTGATTTAAGTGCTTGGTGTAAAAATAGGTAACATTCATACTTATGATGACTGGAAATTGATTCTTACAAAGGTAGAAAAATCATTTCCCGAACCTAAAACGGAAACACAGGAAGTTCCCGGCATGAATGGAGTGTTAGACCTTACAGAATCTTTGTCGGATGACATAAAGTATAAAAATAGAATGCTCACATTGACTTTCAATATGATAAATAATAGGACAAGGTGGGACACTCTTTTAACTGAAATAGAGAATTATCTGCACGGTAAAAAAATGCAGATAATTCTTGATTCTGACAAATTCTATTATTATGAAGGTAGGTGTATCATAGATAAATTTTCTAGTAACAAGGCAATCGGTACACTTGTAATAAAATGTGACGTATCACCTTATAAGTATGAACTTGATACAGGTGGGGCTTGGTTATGGGATACTTTTAATTTTAGGAATAGTGATATCTATAAAACAAAATTCACAATTGACGGTACACAACAAATTACCATCGTAAACGGTAGGGAAATCACATCACCGACATTTGTTTGTGATGCACCATTTACCATTAAATTTGGAGGAGTTGTTTATAAAATTGAAGCAGGAACAAGAAAAATACTTGATATTCGATTGCAAGAAGGAAACAACGATTTTATTATAAGTGGTCATGGAAATTTAGAAATTAGATTTAGAAGGGGGATGTTGTAATGTATCAAGTTTACTACAATGACATCCCCATACATGATTTACGTGATGAATCTTTGATTTTGATTGAACCTAAATTAACGCTTGAGGCAAACAAGGCAGGTTCTTTTGAATTTAAGATTCCACCAACCCACCCACAATATAACTCATTGAAAAAGATGGTTTCAGAAGTGGTGGTGAAGGAAGATGGTACTGAAATCTTCCGTGGAAGAATCACAGAAGATGGTGAACTGTTTAATAAGACAAAAAAGATATTCTGTGAGGGTGATCTTGCATACCTGAACGATTCTGTTCAACATCCGGCAGAATATCATGACATGACAGTAAGAGGTTATTTGGAAACAATCCTAAATGCTCACAATGATCAGGTAGCTTCTGACAGACAATTTCAAGTTGGGATTGTAACTGTAAAAGACAGCAATGACAGTTTATATAGATATACCAATTGGGAAAGCAGTATGCAGACCATAAAGGAAGATTTAGTTGATGATTTAGGTGGTTATGTTAGGACAAGATATCAAAACGGTGTTCGTTATATTGACTATATAGCGGATACGTTGAACACTTGCACACAGTCAATCAGATTTGGGGAAAACTTATTAGATTTCACGAGGAACTTCACAGTTGAAGATTTGGTTACAGTTTTAATTCCTCTTGGTGCAAAATTGGAAGAAAGTTCTATCGAAGCGCTAGAAGAACGGTTGACAATCAAAGAAGTCAATAATAATTCAGTTGCATTAGTAAATCAAACAGCGGTAGATCATTATGGAAGAATCACAAAAGTGGCGAAATGGGATGATGTTCACAACCCTACAAACCTAAAAACGAAAGGTGAAGCGTATTTAAAGGAAGGACAATGGGAAGATGCAGTTATAGAAGCAAAAGCGGTTGATCTGCATCTATCAGATAGTGCCATTGAAAGATTTAAAATTCTTGATTCTGTTCATGTAGTGTCATCACCACATGGGTTAGATAAGTTTTTTCCATTAACAAAATTAGTAATTCCTTTGGATAAGCCGTCAGGTGCAACAGTTACTTTAGGTGGAAAGGAAAAAGTAACTTTAACATCACAGAATAATAATGTCAGTACAGATATTTTGGATAAGATTGAAAAAATACCATCACCAAATAAGATTCTTCAACAGGCACAAGACAATGCATCACAGTTGATTCAGGGGATGACAAACGGTCATATGATTTATGAATCAAATGAAATGTTGTGCATGGATACAGACGATAAAGAAACAGCAAGAAATGTTTGGAGATTTAATTTAGGTGGTCTTGGTCATTCCGACACAGGATATAATGGAAGATTTACAACAGCTATCACAATGGATGGTTGGATTCTTGGTGATAGGATTGCAGCCAATTCTATTGATGCAAGTAAATTGACAATTGAATATATCACAAGTGTTGAGAATAAGATCAATCTTGCTGAATCAAATGCAGAGAGTTATACAGATGGAAGATTACAGAATTATTATACTGCATCAGAAATTAATTATAAGTTACAGGTAAACAAAGAAGGTATCCTTCTGTCTGCAAAAGAGACCGCTTATGGTTATACAGATGGGAGATTGCAAGATTATTATGATCGGTGGACTGTTGACAATAAAATCAAAGTTGGTACAGATGGTGTTTTGATTCAGGCTAAGTCAGAAGCTAAATCTTATACAGATCAAATGTTGACAGGTTATTACACCAAAAACGAAGTGAATAACCAAATCAATACAACAAAAGATGGGATTCTGATTCAGGCAAGAAATACTGCTTATCAATATACGGATTCTAAGTTTTCAAACGTTTATACGAAAACTGAAACAAACAGTCAGATCAATGCGAGTAAGAATGGAATATTAATTCAGGCTGAACAGACTGCAACTAATTATGTAGATAATAAATTAAGAAATTATTATACCTCTGCACAAATTGATATAAAAACAAACAGCATTGAATCTACAGTATCCAAAAAATTAAATAGTTCTGATTTTACCACGAAACTAACCCAATCCTATTCTTATGTGAGGATTGCTTGGAACAATTGTTCAAAATATATTCAATTTGAGGGGTCAGCACTAAATATTTATGATACGTCAGATAACAAGTTAATGTCATTAACTTATTCGGGCAGTTGGTTTTATTATAAAGGCAGCACTATTGGTAAAATTGGTACCAATAATTTTCAAGGGCAGGATTCTTTCCGGGGGCTTGTGTTTGACTTGGAGTACGACGCTTCCTATATGTGTTGGGCTGCAAAAGATTCTAGTAGTGGTATCTATAATGTTAAGTTTATTTATTACCACAAGGCGAATGGTTCAAACGCTAAAGGAATACATTTTAATTGTCCAACATATACGGATGGTAACTTGTACCTAAATGATGATGTCCGAGTCATAGCTTGGAGTAGTGGCGGCTGTGGGATTCGTGGTGAGATGACGTGGTGCAACAGTTCAAACACTACTTGTGTGGAAATAAACGGACAAAGTAAAGTTTTCAAAATCTATAACGGTGTAAATGTTGATATTTATTCAGACATTGATATGCACAACTGGGATATTATAAACCAGTCTGACGCAAGAATGAAAAAGAATATTCAGGATTGTTCAGTCAATGCCTTAGAATTATTGAACAACATTGAACTAAAAGAATTTGACTGGATTCAGTCAAATGAACATGAACCGATTGGAATTATTGCACAGCAGTTACAGGAATTTGCTCCGGAATTAGTTAAGGATAATGAAGATGGTCATTTGTCTATTAAAACAATGAAGCTGATTTTTTATCTCATCAAGGCTGTTCAGGAATTATCCGGCAGAAAAGAAAAGCGTATTGTATGGCAAGACCCATATACATTACTGGATAAAAAAACATTTTGTGCAAAGATGTCTAATGGGTCAAAGACACATGAAGTAAAACAGTATGAACAAATTCAGATACCAGTAAAGAAAGGATGATAAAAATGGAAGAAAAAAAGAATATTCCACTTTCAGTTTTAATGGAAAATACGAAAGGAAAGATGACCGCAGCGGTAAATCAGATTGTGAATGAAGCAAAATTACCCGCATATCTCATTGAAGGGATTCTTTTAGGAATCCTTTCTGATGTTAGAAATCAGAAAAATCTTGAATTGATCTCTGATTACAATGCAATGAATCAGGAGGAAAAGGAAGGTGAGGAATAGTGGCAAATATTGATCCTTATATAAAAGAAATACAAAATGCTCAATATGGGGAAGAAGTAAGGTCATCTATTGTAAATGCCTTAGTTAAGGTAAATGATGATAATGAATCTTATCAGAAACTAAAAGAAGAAGTAGTCAAGGCGAAAGATACAGTCGTTGATGCGGTTTCAGAGTACAAGCAATCTATAGAACTTGGAAAAGAAGAAAAAAAATCTTTAGAATCCACGATCAGTACAGCAAATTCTTCTAAGACGGCATTGGATGAATCTGTAAAGACCGCATCCACCGCAAAGACGGCATTGGATGAATCTGTAAAGACCGCATCCACCGCAAAAGGGAACTTAGACAAGTCAGTAGAAGCAGCATCTAATATAATTGATACCGCAAATTCTTCTAAGACAGCATTGGATGAATCTGTAAAAAATGCCAATGTTGCGAAAGAAGAAATGAATCTTGCAAAACAGTCAGCAAATAATACGAAACAAAATCTTGATTCATCGGTAACGGCAGCAACTAACGCAAAAAAAGAATTAGATGCCGCATCGGTAGAAGCAAATGCCATTAAACAAAATCTTGATGGATTGGTCAAAAATGCCAACACCTCAAAAACGAATCTTGAGGATACTATATCAAATGCAGAAAAAAGCAAAAGCAATCTTGATTCATCGGTAACGGCAGCAACTAACGCAAAAAAAGAATTAGATGCCGCAAGTAGTGTTGTAAATAATTCAATTGAAGAAGCGATTCAAGCAAAATCAAAATTGGATGAATCGGTAAATTCTGCTTTGACTGCAAATACTACATTGAATGACACCTTAACTGTAGCAAACACAGCAAAGAAAAATTTAGACAATTCGATCAATACGGCAGTAGAAAGTAAAAGTACACTAGATCAGTCCGTTAAGGATACAGAAGAAGTTCAAACAAGTATATCGAAATCAGTAAAAGAAGCAGAAGCAGGTAAAAACAATCTTGATGCATCTGTTAAAACAGCTAATCAGGTGTTACAGTCTTTAGATTCAGAAAATACAGCGGCAGCATCAAATGTTGAAGAATTGAGAAGTGAAAACTTTAATTCACAAGAAATTCTTTCAGGTGTTGCTGACTTACGTGCTTATTTGGGTCTGACTGATGATGATATTTTAGGGGTACAGGTGGACTACAAAAATAAATCATTCAAACGTATTGCAGGGGCGGTCAATCTGACAAAGGGTGCAGATTTTGACCGTTTTTCCATGTTCGGTGGACGTAGACGTTGTAATGTAGCGGATGACGGTACTATTGTGGCATGGTATGGTGACCCGGACTATAAGGAAGATGGTTCGATGGGTCAAGTCATGGTATATCAGCCAAAGTTCTATTATTTGGTTTGCCCGGTAGTATATGAGCCAATTGATACAGGTATTGGCTACCATTTGAGAAAAGCAAACTACTATGTATCTGAAAAAGCAAGGGCAGGTTTCAGACTTCATCCGGCATTTTACGATGCGTCAGGAAATGAAATTGACTATTTTCTGACATCTGCTTATGAAGGTAGCATTTGGGATGTAGATGGTGGTGAAGATGGAACTGGTGCGTACTTAATAAAAGATGAACAAGTAATGAATCTCGCCACAGATAAGTTTTGTTCGATTGCCGGGGTAAAACCTGCATCCGGACAGCAGCAGGTATTAACTAGACCCAATATTGAAGCATTAGCAAAAAATAGAGGTGCTAATTGGCATGGTGATCTGATTAAACAAGTATCAGCTGAACAGTTGTTGATGATCATTGAAATGGGAATGATGAATTTGCAAACAGCTATTGCACAAGGTATTGTGTCAATTCCTGATAATGGAGCATATAACTGTGCATCTAATACAGGTTCTACATTTGACATTGGAAATGGTACAGGACAAGCAGCAGAAACAACAAATGTAAAAGGTGACGCATCTACAATTGAAACAGCAAATGGTAAAACAGCTATTTGTTATAGAGGAAAAGAAAACTTTTGGGGAAATATTTGGAAATTTGTTTATGGTATTAACATTTGGGGTAATGGAAAAATGGGGGGCGGTCAGCCTTACATTTGTTCTGACTTCAATTTCATGGAATCTAAAAATACAGATAACTATGTTGGTGCAGGATTTACTATAACAAATAAATATGGGTATATTTCTGCAATGGGATATTCTACGTCTTGCGATTGGCTGTTTATAGCATCAGAAACAGACGGAAATAGTTCGCTACCCGTTGGAGATTACCATTGGATAACAGCAAATCTCAACGGTTACCGTATCGCTCTGTTGGGCGGTAGCTGGGTTCATGGCGGTATTGCGGGTGCTTTCAGTTGGATTCTGTATGACGGTGTGGGTATTCGTAATCGGCATGTCGGCGGTCGCTTGGTATATATCCCAACACGTGATTCCGCTGAATATACCGCTGCAATTGCATCATGGAAAGAACAAATGAAAAAAGCAGCATAGTCTTATAATCACATATAGGTTGAAAAGTTCGCTGATTTTGTTATGAGCCTGTAACGAAACACCATTATAAAAAATCACTCAATTAGGCAGTAACTGGAATAATGGCAGTAATGCAGGTACTTTCAATTGGAATCTGAATAACAGTGTGGGTAATCGTAATCGGAATATCAGCGGTCACTTAGTAAATGCAATCATCAGCCGGGAAACCAACCCGGCTGAAACTATATATTGTGGTAACATTTCAACCTTGCCACTTGGCAGAACAGAAAAATAGGCGGTGCAGACAAGTCAGAAATGACAATACTGCCTTACTTTTTTGAAAAAACTACAAAAGAGGAAACGTCAACTGTATCGTCCGGGTGAACTTCACCGACTGGGATTCAGTTATTGCAAATACCAAAAGGAATGAAAAGATATGATCACTTATTTAAAAAAATCTATGACCTTGAAAATTTAAGAAAAGCACACCAACACGCAAAGAAAGGAAAAGGTTGGTATAAGGAAGTTATAGAACTAGACAAGAATCCTGATTATTACTTGAAACAGATTCAGGAAATGCTTATCAACCATACCTACAAAACATCTGAATATGAAATTTTTACAAAGCAAGACGGAACAAAGGAACGGAAAATTTATAAACTTCCTTACTTTCCTGACCGTATTTGTCAATGGGCTATCTTACAGGTGATTGAACCATGTATTGTAAATAACCTGACAAGTGATACTTATTCAGCAATACCGAAAAGAGGGATTCATAATGCACTTCACAAATTACAAGATGCAATGTGGAATGACTCAGAAGAATGTAGGTATTGTTTGAAATTGGATGCAAGACATTATTACCAGTCAATCAACCATGATCTTCTGAAACAGAAATATGCACAAATGTTCAATGACCCTGAACTACTTTGGTTATTGAATGAAATCATTGATAGCATACAAACAGCAGAAATTGAGGATTTGACAGCGATTTATCTGTTAGACGAAGATATTGACCCTGAAACTGGAATACCAATAGGTAATTATCTTTCACAGTATTCAGGGAACTACTATTTTTCAAGTTTTGATCATTGGATAAAGGAACAGAAACACGTTAAATATTATTTTCGATATATGGATGACATTTGTATATTTGCAAGAACAAAGGAAGAATTACATGAGTTAAGAAAAGATATTGATGTTTATTTTAAGAATGAACTGAAATTGAACATAAAACCAAACTGGCAGGTGTTCCCATCTTTTATTAGAGGTGTGGACTTCTTAGGGTATCGGACTTTTTACAAATATACCTTATTAAGAAAATCAACCTGTTTGGACATGGAAAAGAAATTGACCGCAATCAGGAGAAAAGTGGAATCCGGGAACATGATGAACTATTCTGAATGGTGTTGCATCAACAGCTATAAAGGATGGTTAAAACATTGTGATTCTTTTCGGTTATATCAAAAGTATGTTGTACCGCTATTACCTTATGCGGATGATTATTATATACACAACATAAAACCAAATTCAAAGAAAGGATTGAAAGCAGCATGAAAGAGTATGGAACACAAAGAAGTACAGTAAAGCCCCTTGAACTGGAACTGACCGAAACAAAGGTGTTTGTAAATTCTGACATAGTTCAGGTAAACGAACCGGGAACAGACGAACAGCCGGGATTTACCGGGTATGAATTTACCTTGACGGAATATGAAAAAGATGAATACATCAAATTACAGGCTGAAAAAAATGAATCTTTAGGTAAGCAAGTTACAGATACACAAGTAGCACTTACAGAAGTGTATGAAATGATTCTTGTGTAGAAAGGGGTGCGAATTGTGGCAAAAGTTTATGCAGATTTGATTAAAAAGGGAATTAAAACAATTGATCAAGTTCCTGAAAGGTTGAGAGAAGAAGTTAAGAAGATTTTGGAAGGTGTTGAATAATGCTGACCAAAATCTTTTTAATTATAAATCTTGTGTGTAGAAAGGGGGTAAATGACATGGCAGTAGTTTATGCAACACTTATCATCAAAGGTGTTAAGAAATTCGCTGATGTTCCGGCAAGAATTAAGGAACAGGTTAAACAGGTACTTATTGACCTTGATTGTCCTGAATTAGCAGAGTAACAAACAAATTATCACAGATACAATTATAACCGCTATATGGACATTATATAACGTCTGATAGGGTTATTTTGTATCAAAGAAAGGAAGTAGAACATTGGGAAAATTAGTATTAGAAACGTATAGAGTGGCATTGCCAATCATCTTGACCGCATTTATGGGATATATTGTTTGGTTGCTAAAAGAACAGAAAAAAGACCGGGATGCAAATGCAGAAGGTACAAAAATGCTTTTGATGATAAAGATGTTTGAATATCACGATAAGTATATGACATTAGGGGATATTCCATCACACGCATATAGCAATTTTCAAAAGATGTATCAATGCTATATAGATATGGGGGATGGTAACCCGTCTGTTAAAAAAATGAAACAGGAAATTGATGAATTACATTTAAAAAGAAAAGAGGTAGAAACGTATGAAAAATATTAACTGGGTAGTAAGAATTAAAAATAAAAACTTTTGGCTGACACTTATTCCGGCAGTGTTGCTGCTGATTCAGGTGGTGGTTGCCCCGTTTGGCTATCAATGGGATTTTGGTGTATTGAATGAACAGCTTGCGGCAATCATCAACGCTTTGTTTGCGGTACTGATGATTTTAGGTATTGTGAATGACCCAACTACTGATGGTATTGCAGACAGTAAGCAGGCACTTACTTATAAAACACCAAAGAAAAAATAGAGGTGAATCATTATGACAAATCAAGAATTTATTGAACAGATTGCAGCGTATGTAAAAAAATACGCTGCATCTTTTGGTATATGCGTACACAGTCCGGTAATTGCACAAGCAATTCTTGAAAGTGGGTGGGGTAAATCTAAACTTGCTTCCACCTATCATAATTACTTTGGGCTGAAATGTGGGACAAAATGGACTGGTAAATCAGTTAACATGACCACACAGGAAGAATATGAGCTGGGCACACTTACTACTATCAAGGACAACTTCCGAGTATATGACAGCATGGAAGAAGGAGTTAAGGGCTATTTTGAGTTCATACAACTTGCTCGGTATCAGAATTTACGGGGAATCACAGATCCTAAGAAATATCTTGAAACAATTAAATCAGATGGTTATGCAACAAGTTCAGATTATGTTCAGAACAACATGAGATTGATTGAACAGTATAACCTTACACAATATGACAAGAAAGGCGGTAACACAATGGGAAGAACTGCACAGGATGTATTGAATGTAATGCGATCTTGGATTGGTTACAGTGAAGTAAATGGAAAACACAAACAGATCATTGATCTGTACAACAGCCACAAGCCACTTGCACGTGGGTATGCAGTCAAGTATTCTGATGAATGGTGTGATACTACGGTATCAGCAGCCGCAATCAAAGCAGGGGTTGTTGACCTGATTGGTACAGAGTGTGGTTGTGAACAGCATATCAAAATTTTCATCAGCAAAGGTATTTGGATTGAAGATGGTACTATTATCCCTATTCCGGGTGACATTATCCTGTACAATTGGGATGATGCGACACAGCCTAATGATGGATATTCAGATCATATTGGTTTTGTTGAAAAAGTTGTTGGCAACGTCATTACTGTTATTGAAGGTAACAAAAATGAAGCAGTAGCAAGAAGGGAAATCCCGGTGGGTTGGGGATATGTTAGAGGTTACGCAAGACCAAAATATGCTTCCGGCGGTACTGCACCAAGTAATCCGACACCTTCAAAGACACTTGATGAAATTGCACGTGAGGTTATCAAGGGCGTGTATGGAAATGGTTCTGACCGTTCCAAAGCATTACAGGCTTTGGGCTATGATCCGAACAAAGTACAGGAACGTGTAAACGAAATTCTGAAAGGAAATGCAACACCGTCAAAATCTATTTCACAGGTGACAAAAGAAGTTATTGCCGGGAAATATGGTAACGGTTCAGACCGCAGGGCGAAACTTGCAGCAGAAGGTTTTGACCCGGATGCAGTACAGGCAGAAGTAAACAGGCAGTTAAAAGGAAGTGGAACATCTGTTGCATATTACAAAGTACAACCGGGTGATACACTTTCAGGGATTGCACAGCAATACGGAACTTCTGTTGACAGACTTGTCCAGTTAAATGGTATTGCTAATAAAAATTTGATCTATGTTGGTCAGAAAATCAGGGTAAAATAAACGTATGGGTGGCAATGCCACCATTTTGCCACCCACAGAAATATATAACAGTAAGATGTAGAAAGCAATAAAAACTGAACTGTTGAAAAAGCCTTGATTTTACAGTATTATAAAGGCTATGAAAGGACACACAAGACTGAACTTTTCAGAGTTTAGACATACGGTGCATGTGGAGACGGTAGTACTGCTTTCCCACAAAAAGCCAGACGGACATA